GCGCAGCCGGCCGTCGTGCAGGCCGCGTTCAAGAAGCTGGGCATCGAGTCGTACAAGCCGGAGTGGCAGCCTGCCGATGGCGGTGTGGTCACGCTGTCCAGGGGCACGGATTCGGCGTCGATCAAAGAAGTCCAAACGCCTCCGATCGAGGAAGTCCTCAGCGTCATCGGCTGGAAAATCAGCGAGGCTCCTGCTGGCTCTCCTGCCGCCTGGGCGATCCGGTTCAAGGATGGATCAGAGGTCTTCTACGCCACCAAGGCCGAGGCTGAGAATCAAGCCAAGCGCGAGTGGACGATCGACAACGGTTTGGACAACGGGCTTTTCCAGACGTCGCTGAATGGGCAGCCTCGCCGATCGCACAACACCCTGGCCGAGGCCAAGCGCTTTGCCGAGACGCTGATGGGCGCTCAGGAGAAGACAGTCGAGAGCGCTTACGAAGACCTGCAGATCATGATCGAGGAAGGAAACGACAAACTCGAGGACGTCATTCGGGAGGCCGTTTACGAGGCTGCGATACGCAAAGGTCTAGATCCGCTTGAGGCTGGCACTGACGACTTTAAGCCTGCCGAGCTGGCGTCCATCCTGCTCAACAACGAAGGCGTGCCTGGTCATGCGTTCCTCGATGGCGCTTCCCGTGGCGCGACTGAGGCTCCGGCCTACAACCTGGTGATCTACGCTGACAACGTGGCGCGCATCGTCGATCGTTACGCTCGCCAGACCGGCGAGATTGGCAGGGCTACCGACACGCCGGAGGGTCTGACCGAGGCGCTTCGGCTGTCCTTCGGCAAGTCCACCGAGGCGCTGCTTGAGGCTGGCGCTGTTCGCATCGTGGCGACGCCGGCCGACATTCCCGGTGGCCCGCATCCCGCTGACGTGAAGGGTGCAACGGCTCCCGACGGTACGGTCTACATCGTGGCGCAGAACGTCGGTGAGGCTGAGGCGCGCGGCATGATGCTGCACGAGGTTGGCACGCACGTCGGCATGGAGCGCATGCTGGGTACCGAGGTGTTCGGCTCTGTGCTGTCCGATCTGGACGGCGCGATCTCCCGCGGTGAGGCATGGGCTCAGGCTGCTCGCGCTGCTGTGCCGGCTGACACGCCTGTTGGCCTGGTGCGCGAGGAACAGCTCGCCTACCTCGTGCAGAACTCGCCAGAGCTGCCGATCGTGCAGCGCATCATTGCAGCCGTTCGCGCGTGGGCTTACCGCACGTTCGAGCTGGCTCGCGAGAACATGACGCTGACCGAGGCCGACTTCCGTGCGATGGCGGTGTCTGCCTTGCACCATGCGGCGCGCGAGGTGGAGGCTCCTGCTGGCCTGTCCCTGGCCTACGCCCGCGGCGAAATCCCAGAGCCTGCCAAGCCGGCCGACGAGCTGAAACCTTTCAGCGATGCGGTGAAGCGCGCCAAGGGTTACGCCTCCGTGCTGCGTGCTGCAGCCGACAAGCTGGACAACGACGCGCAGGCCACTGAGGCCATGCGCGCGGCCATGCCGGACATCACGCCGGTTGAGATTACCGACCTGCTCGANCAGCTNCGTCGCCAGGTCAAAGGCCTGCGCGGTGTGGCCCGCACGGCTCGCGANGCTCTGGCCTCCGAGGACGTNTCCAACTCNCTGCAGTCCGAGGCCATGAAGGCTGCCGACGAGCTNGCNAATAACCTCGAGCTGGCTGCNGTCATCGAGAAGCGCAACGCCTCGCTGAACATCAATGCGCGATTNAAGGCCACGGCCTACGTCAACCAGTTCCGNGACGCTGGTCTGGACTTCGAGGGCTTNCGCGGCNTGCTGGTGGGCACCGAGCGCAAGCGCGCAGGCGGTCGCATCTCGGTCGATGCCGAGCAGAAGAACTTCCGTGGCGAGTGGCTGGGCGGCATCGTCGCCGATCTGGAGAAGCAGGATCTGATGCGCCAGTTCACCTCTGGCGACTTTGATCGCGAGATTTCGGTGGCGCTGTGGAACATCGGAAAAAAGGGCGACAACTCGAAACTGCCGCCAGAGGCAGTGCGCATTGCCGAGGTGATCAACAAGTACCAGGACGACGCTCGCAACACGCGCAATCGGTTCGGAGCTTGGATCCGCGATTTGCAGGGCTACATCACCCGCCAGTCGCACGACATGCTGAAAATCCGCGACGTTGGCGAGAAGGCCTTCAAGGATTTCGTTCTGCCTCGCCTGGACATGCAGCGCTCGCTGCGCGACTTCGACGGTTCGGCTGACGACTTTCTGACGCGGGTCTACGACGACTTCGCCTCGGGCTCGCACTTAAAGACGATTGCGGGCGAGGACGACATTGCAGCTTTGGGCCGCGGCTCGAGCCTGGCGCGCCGGGAGTCCGTCTCCCGCGTGCTGTTCTTCAAGGATGGCAACGCCTCGTTCGAGTACAACCAGCAGTTTGGGCAGGGTCGCTTGGCTGAGTCCGTGCTGCAGGGTTTGGATCAGGCGGGCAAGTCTGCCGGCCTGTTAAAGCTGCTGGGGACAAACCCAGAGGCCACCATGACCCGGCTCTTTGATGAGTACGCCGAGAGCCTGCGCGGCGATCCCATCCGTCGTTCGAAGTTCCTGCAAAACCGCAAGGAGCTAGGCAGCTTGATCGCTCAGGTGGACGGATCGGTGAACATTCCCGGTAACGTCACGGCCGCAAAGATCAGCTCTTTCATTCGCTCGTGGCAGTCGATCGCCAAGCTGGGCGGCGCGGTCATCTCGTCGATCACCGACCTGGCGAACTATGCGGCCGAGCTGCGGTTCGGGCAGGATAAGAACCTGCTCTCGGGCACGCTGGACGGCATCGGCGCACTGACGCAGGGCCGCGCCTCTGGCGAGAAGCAGCAGATCCTGTCTTCGTTGGGTGTGTTTCACGAGAGCACGCTGGGCGCGGTGTTCAATCGCTTCGATTCGCCTGACTTGGTGGGCGGCAAAATGGCAGCGGCCATGCAGCTTTTCTTCAAGCTGAATGGCTTGAACTGGTGGACGGAGAGCCTGCGGGACGGCTACGCACTGACCCACTCGCATTATTTGGCGACCAACGTGTCGAACGGTTTTGCGAAGATCCCGGCCGCACTGCGCGACATGCTGGGGCTCTACAACATTGACGCTGGCAAGTGGGACATTCTGCGCATCGCCACCATGCAGGAGGCTGACGGCCGGCCTTACATGACGCCCGAGGCCTTGAGGACGGTACCGCGTGCTGCGCTGGAGAACTACATCACCAGCATCGGCCGCACGGTGTCCGACGCCTCGGTGCAGAACCTGCTCGACGATCTGTCGTCTGCCCTGCGCACCATGACCATCGATCGGACGCACCACGCCGTCATCGAGCCAAACGCACGGGCGCGCGCTTTCATGCTGCGCGGTACCCAGCCGGGCACGGTACCGGGCGAACTGCTGCGCTTCATCGGGCAGTTCAAATCCTTCCCTGTGGCGCTGATTCAGATGACGCTAGGTCGTGAGATTTATGGCCGAGGCTACGACACGCTCGGCGATTACATGAAGCGCGGCAAAGGCGACATGGTTGGGCTGGCCTCGTTTATCGCGCTGAGCACGGCGATGGGCTATGCGGCGATGGCGGTGAAGGATCTTCTGCAAGGCAAGAACCCGCGGCCGGTTGACGATCCGCGCACCTGGGCGGCGGCAATGGTGCAGGGTGGCGGCTTGGGCATCTATGGTGACTTCCTGTTTGGCAAGTACAACCGCATGGGCGGCTCGCTCACGGGCTCGATGGCCGGCCCTGTGGCGAACCTGGCCGACACCGCGGCTGACCTCTGGACACGGATCCGCACGGGCGACGACTTTGCGGCCACCGCGTTTAATGCGGCGGTGCAGAACACGCCCTTCATGAGCTTGTTCTATGTCCGGTCGGCCTTGAACTACCTGGTGCTCTACCGGATTCAGGAGGCGCTGAACCCAGGCTTCCTGCGCCGGATGGAGAGGCGGGCCGAGCGCGAGAACGGGCAGACCTACTATTTGCCGCCGACAACTGTCGTGAAATAAACCGATGCCGGCCGTTGTTAAATCGCAACGGTTGGTTTTTTGTGGTGCGAAAACCACATCATTGATAGAATACCGAAACACTTAGAGGCTCCCTATGACCGTCCCAACAAGCACCGCAAAATCTGGCCCGTATGCGGGCGCTGGAACTGTCGGCCCTTTTACTGTTGGGTTCCGGTTTCTTGAAAACTCGCACCTGCAGGTCATTCTCACCAGCAGCACGGGCGTGGACACAACGCTGGCGCTGACCACCGACTACACCGCTTCGGGCGCTGGCGGCGTTTCTGGCTCCGTCACCCTGGTCACGGCCTTGGCTGTCGGCCAGCAGCTCACGGTCATTCGGAATGTGCCGTTCACGCAGGATGCGGACTACGTGCAGAACGACGCCTTCCCGGCCGAGTCGCACGAGCGATCCCTCGACAAGCTGACCATGCAGACGCAGCAGCTGCTCGAAGCCGTCGACCGCGCGGCCAAGCTGCCCGTCACCAGTCTTGCTGACTCCGAGGAACTGGTCGCCGATATCACGCTGCTGGCTGACAACATCGTCGGGCTCACCGCCGTCTACACCGCAATTCCTGCGATCACGACGGTTGCAAACGATCTGAACGAGCCTGTGTCTGAGATCAACACGGTCGCGACCTCGATCGCCAACGTGGACGCGGTTGGCACCAACATCACCAACGTGAACACCGTGGCTGGGATCTCGGCGAACGTCACCAGCGTCGCGGGCAATGCGACCAACATCAATGCGGTCGCAGGTAATGCCTCGAACATCACTGCTGTCGCTGGCAATGCCACGAACATTAACTCCGTGGTTGGCAACGCGACCAACATCAACACGGTGGCGACCAACATCGCCTCGGTGAACAGCGCCGCCACGAACATGGCCGCGATCATTGCTGCGCCCACGCAGGCGGCTGCGGCTGCAGCCAGTGCGGCGGCATCGGCTGCCTCTGCCGCGCTTGGCATGTACTCAGCGGTGCAGGACAAGAGCGCCGACTACACGGTGGTATCGAGCGATGCCGGCGATCTCATTCGCATAACCACGACGGGCGGCGGTCGCACAATCACGTTGCCGGCGATCAGCACCCAGGTCGACGGGTTCAAGGTGGCGATCGTCAAGTGGACGGGCGACTCCAACGCTGTGACCGTCGTGCGCTCTGCCAGCGACACCATCAACGGCGCGACCAGCTACAACTTGGGCAGCCAGTACAACAGCGCGACCTTCGTGGCAGACTTTGAAACCTCGCAGTGGTTTGCTGTCGCTTCTGGCATCGGCACCACGAATGCGGTGGTTGATCGGTTCAATGGCACAGGTGCGCAGACGGCCTTCACGTTGTCGGGTGACCCCGGCTCGCTGAACAACACCTACGTGTTCGTGGGTGGCGTCTACCAGCAGAAGAACACCTACTCGGTGTCGGGCTCGACGCTGACGTTCAGCGCTGCACCGCCTGCTGGCACTGGAAACATCGAGGCGGTGTGGACGCAGCCGCTGGCGATCGGGACACCTAGTGATGGGACGGTCAGCACGGCAAAGGTCGCAGATGCAGCGGTAACGACGGTCAAGCTGGCCGATGCCGCAGTAACCTACGCCAAGATGCAAAACATCACCGCAGGCAAGCTGCTGGGGCGCGATACGTCGGGGTCTGGGGTGCTTCAGGAGTTACCTGTTGCAGTGGGTAGTAATGGAAATGTATCAATCGGCGGAACGGATACGTCTTTCTCTAAATTAAGCGTGAGAAATGGAACCATTTATGTAAATGAAGACGGAGCGAATACTAAGCAGATTTACATACGATCAGATTTCAGCGGTGCGGCGGCAATACAGGTTGCTACGAACGATCCATTTGTAATTGCAACTAATAATATCGAGCGGTTTAGGATTGATGCAACTGGTCAGATGAGCTCTCGTACCAGGAATGCTGGTACGGTAATGGAAGCTTATGATTGCCGGGCGATGGTAACATTTAACGGCTCTGGTGCTGTTGCAATTCGGTCGTCGGCGAATGTTTCCAGTATTACTGATTTAGGGGTTGGGCTGTATTCTGTCAATTTCGTTAATGCCATGCCAGATGCTAATTATTCACCCTGTGGGTTTGCAACGTCTACGAGCGGCTTGACCAATAATCCCTATGTATCAGGACGAATATCAACGAGTCCAAGTGCTGGTGGTATTCAAATAAACGTTGGGAACGGGGTTAATGGTCAGCAAGTCGACTGTGAATTCGTAAGTGTTTCCATCTTCTGCTGAAAGAACGAAATGACAAAACGAATAATCTACCAAACCCCAGAAGGCGGCGTTGCCGTCCTCATCCCCGCGCCCGAAGCTCGCCGTCAGGTGCTCGTCTCAGAAGCTGTCTTCGAGATTCATCTCGTTCCAGCGACGGAAGACCAGCCCTATCATGAAGAGCAGCGCCTTGCCACGCCAGCCGTCTACCGGCCTGAAACCGACGACGAGTTCGCCCTCGCCGTTGCACTGAAAGATGTTCCCGCTGGCGTGCCCTTCAAGATCGTGGACGCCAGCGAAATCCCCGAAGACCGCACCTTCCGCGCAGCATGGGAGGCAGACCCTGCAACCCTGACCGACGGCATCGGCGCTGAATCAAACGAATTCCAGGAGGTGGCGGCATGATCTCGATCAACATGGCGAAAGCTAAAGACATCGCTCACGACATTCGGCGTGAAAGCCGTGGTGCTGAATTCAAACCGCTGGACGCATTGATCGCCCGGCAAGTGCCCGGCACTGACTTCGCAGCCGTCGAGGCAGAGCGTCAGGCCATCCGCGACAAATACACCGAGATGCAGACGCAGATCGATGCGGCGCAGAACGTCGAAGCCCTGAAGGCCGTGTTATGACCGCGCTCTACCTGCTGCTGATCGCGCTGGGCTCGACCTACGCGCTCTGGATCTTCTTCATCGCCGTCATGGGCCTGAAGCGGGCGAAGGATGCGGGCCTGCTGTCCAGCACCGCCAACGCGCTGGGCTATCCCGTGCTGATCGTTGGCTGGGTGCTGGATGCCTTCGTCAACGTCTTTGTCATGACGCCGCTTCTGCTGGAGCTGCCGCAGGAGCTGACCGTCACGGCACGCCTGAAGCGGCACAACGCCTGCGCGACAGGCGGCTGGCGTAAGGCTGTCGCTCTCTGGGCTGAACCGCTGCTCGACCCTTACGATCCGAGCGGAAACCACATCTAATATGACACCATCCGAACGCGCCGAATTCATCGCAGACGTGGCTGCTGCAATCCAGGCGACGCCAATCACTCTCTCCGATGATGAGCGCCGCTGGGTTCGTATGGCGATCCAGCGTGAGGCTGAGAAGGCTGCGCTGCGCAAGGCCATCATCGAGAAGTCGCTGGCTGGCTTGGTGTGGTCGGCACTGGTCGCGCTCGGTTACATCTTTGTTGAATTCGCAAAAAACCACGGGCTCAAATAATGAACTTTGATGAAGCTTTCTCCAGACTCATTGGTCACGAAGGTGGCTACGTCAACGACCCGCGCGACCCTGGCGGAGAGACGAAATTCGGGATCTCGAAGCGGAGCTATCCTGATGTGAATATCGCAACGCTGACCGTGGATGCGGCAAAGGCGATCTATTACCGCGACTTCTGGAAGCCTCTGGGCGACGCTCATCCGGCGATCAAGTTCCAGACCTTTGACTTCGCGGTGAACAGCGGCATCAACACAGCTATCCGCAAGCTCCAGGCTGCGATCGGTGTTGCTGATGACGGGCATTGGGGCCCGCTGTCTGCCGCGGCGCTGAACGCTATGGATGTGTCCGACGTGATCATGCGCTTCGTCGCTGAGCGGTTGGACTTCTGGCGCAAGCTCTCGACCTGGCCGACCTATGGCTCTGGTTGGGCGGGCCGCGCTGCTACCAATCTTCGATTTGCAGCAAAGGACAATTGATATGGCACTCGACATTACTGGCATTGGGTCTGTCGCCGACCTGGTCAACACGGCGATCAGCAAAATCTGGCCGGACAAATCCGAGCAGGACAAGCAGCAGCTCGCCGCGGCCGTCATGGTCGTGCAGGGCCAGCTTGAGATCAACAAGGTCGAGGCGGGCAGCCCGTCCCTATTCGTCTCTGGCTGGCGACCTGCGATAGGCTGGATCTGCGGCGCGGCCTGCGCCTGGAATTGGGTAGGCCTGCCAATCGCCAAGCTGCTGATTCTTGCACTTGGCTATCAGATCACGATCGCTCCAGCGGATGTGTCTGAAATGCTGCCGATCCTGATGGGCATGCTGGGCCTTGGTGGTCTGCGTACACTTGAAAAACTCAACGGGCGCGCTGCCCGCTAACAGGGAGGTTTATGCCGCTTACTAAAATATCGAAGGAAATGACTGACACGATCACGCCTGTGGGCGTGGTTCTTCCTTATGCCGGATCTGCGGCACCGTCAGGCTGGCTCCTGTGCTTCGGCCAGGCAATTTCACGAACGACTTACGCTGACCTGTTCGCCGTTTTGAGCACCACCTACGGCGCTGGAGACGGAAGCACCACCTTTGCTGTTCCAGATCTACGCGGGCGAATCCCTGGCGGTAAGGACAACATGGGCGGCACTGCTGCTTCTCGGTTGACCACGGCTGGTGCTGGGGTTGATGGGGCTACCTTGGGTGCTGCTGGGGGTACTCAAACCCACGCCCTGAGTACCGCCCAGCTTCCATCCCACAGTCATGGTTCTCCTGCAGGATCCAATGGTTTCTGGGGAGACGCAGGGGGTCTATATGCTGTCAATGCCTCGGGCAGCACCGTGAACATGAACAGGTATACCAGCACGGCTAATGAGGGTGGAGGCACGGCCCACAACAACACCCAGCCGACCATCGTCATGAACTACATCATTAGCACCTGACCGCCTGACCCTTGGCGATCGCTGCGCCAGTCAGATCCGACGCTGCCTTGGCGGCGTTGGTCTGCATGTAGGCATAGCCTGCCGTGGTGCTGGTCGAGGCGTGGCCTAGCAGCGATCCAACTGCTTCCAGCGTCAGGCCGGCTGACAGGCCTGTGGAGGCGTAGAACCTGCGCAGGTCGTGCATCCGTAGGTTTGTGACCTTGGCGCGCGTCAGGATGCCGGCCCAGCCTTTCTTCGGGCTCTGCATTGGCTGGCCTTCGACGCGACCGCAGATCAGGTACGGGTTGTCGACGGTCACCGGGATCCGATCGATGCACTCCTTGGCTGCGGCTGACAGCCAGATCACTTTTTCGCCGGTCTTGCTGTCCGGTAGGTGGATGGCTCCGTCGTGGATCCACTCGCGCCGGCAGTGCATGATCTCGGTCTTGCGCGCGCCCGTGTAGGTCAGCATCTCGACCAGGCCGCGCAGGTATGGCTCGGACTTGGGCAGGGCTGCAATCACCCGTTGCATCTCATCGACGCTGGGCACGCGCTTGCGCTTGATCTCCTTGAAGCGATCGACCTGCACCGGGTTGTCGCCCGTGCGCCACTCCCACTTCTTCGCCAGGTTCATCATCTTGGACAGCAGCGCGCAGGCTCGGTTGGCCTGGTAGGGTGTCGCTGCCATCTTGGTGTGCAGAGTGGTGATCTCCGACGGCCGCACTTTGGAGACGATGCAGTGGCCCAGCTCGGGCTCGATGTGCAGACGCCAGAGCTGCTTGTCGTCGTGCTGGCTCTTGGGCTTCTTTCGCGGCATCCACTCCTTGGAGTATTTTTCCCACAGGTCGGACATGGTGTTGGGCTTGGCGGCTTCGACGTCCTGTCCGGCAGCGACAGCGGCCAGCGTTTGCAGGGCCAGCTCGCGCGCCTTTGTCCTGGTGATGATGCGGCTGTCGCCCAGCGCCGGCTTGCGCTGTTTGCCGTGCCGGTCGCGGTAGTAGAGGTACCAGACCGACTTGGTGGCGAGGTGGCGAAGTTGCAGGCCGGGGATCTTCGGGTCGTGCTCTGTGGTCACGGCGTGGTCACGGGATGCCAAGGTTTACGTCCTATTGCTGCGGGTTACGTCAGGAGCTAAAGCATTGCATCTACAGCATAAAACCGCAATAGGCGGGTTGCGGCCGGACGGTTGAATCAAACTCTTAATCAGCGGGTCGTAGGTTCGAGCCCTACAGCGCCCACCATCAAAGCCTTGAAATCACTCAGAAAAAAAGAATGGCCCGAGGGCCAACGTGGTCACAAAATAAATCGTGGTCACGGTCTGGTCACGGCAGCGGAAACAGCGCTATCGAGACCAAGAGGCAGGCACCGACCAAGGCGATCGCGATTCCTGCGCCGATCAGACCTTCCCGGATCTGCCTCCACTCATAGCCGGCATCGACCTCCGGCAGTTCGGGCAGCTCGCAGGCTTCGCGTGCCGGGCAGTTCCGGCCTTGGTTGCAGCCGTGGTTGCAGCAGTAGTCGTCGCACCTCATGACATGAGCCCTGCCCAGGGGTTGACCTGCGCCGAGACGGGTCGCCAGCAGACGCCGCGCTTGATGTTGGACACCAGCGACTTGCTGATGCCGTGCTCCGTGGCGATGGCCCTGTGCGACCGTGCGTCCAAAAGGATCGAGTTGGCGCTTTCCTCAGTCAGCTTGCAGATCGCTCTTGCGCGTGCGGCGATCTGGAGTTTGACGACCCGGCTGACTGCGCGGTGCTGAACCTGGCCGGCCATCCTGGTCATGTGCTCCTTGGGTGTCCGGCAGACGATGTGCTCGGGGTTCACGCACAAAGGGTCGCCGCAGTTGGTGGCGAAATATTTCGCGCCGATGCGGGTCGGCCGTTCCGACATTGTCATGACAAGCTGGCGCACAGCGGTGAGCTTCCCGGACTGGCAGACATAGGGCGATCCGTTCTGGACGTAGCCACCCCAAACCCAGCAGTCGCCTTCCTCGATGCAGCGGGCGTACAGGGTTTCGATCGTGTGGGTGGTGATGGTTCTAGTCATTGCCGGCCTCTTTGCGGCCGTCGCGGTAGCTGCGCTGGTTGCCGATGAGGCTGGGCACCTGCTCGTGATCTTGCGAGCCGGGTCGGACTGCGCCGAGCACCTCGCCATCGCCGACGCGGTAGGTGTCGCGCTCCCAGATGTTCAGGTCTGGCGGTAGGGCTCTGGTCGGGGCGCTCATGCAAACACCATCACAGCAATGACAAACAGGGCGGCGATGGCTGACCCGACCAGGACGATCTTGTCGTTTTTTTGCAACGGTTCCGGCTTGGTGTAGATGCCGCCTCGGTTGCCTGGGCCAAAGGCCTCTTCCATCGTGCGGTGAAATTTAGAGTTGTTCATGGTCTGTTCTTTAAAGGTTGATGACTTCTACGTCGTGGGGTTGCTTTTTGCCGGCGAGGATCTCGCGCAGGCGTCGTTCGGTTTTGCGGTGGCAGCTTACCATCGTGCGGGCTGGCAGCTGGTCGAGCACCGAGGCATAGTCCTCCAGGATCGCCCGCACCGCGTGGATGCCTGCTGCGTCGAGCCTGATGGTTCCACCTTGGATGTGACGCTTGCCGGCCAAGGCCAGAGCTGTGATCGCGTCGATCATTAGGCCGCTGGTGTCCTCGACCAAGCCCATGCTGACCAGCGTCTCCATGAGGTTCACTGCGTCAGAGCAGACCCGCCAGTCATCGGTGGTCGGCTCCGGCGCTGTCTCGATCGCGCGCAGGCCTTCCCACATGCGCGTGAGCTGGTGCCGCCTGGTGGCCGGTGGTGTCGGCTCCGTTGGGCTGGCGATCATCTCGTCGAGCATGGTGTAGGTCGGCTTGGGCGCGCGGGAGATCCGGCGTTTCATGACAGCCACTTCTGTTCAATGCTGCACCAATTTACGTTGTTGGATAACGTGATGATGTGCCCTGCGACGACATCGTCTAGTTGGCCTGAAAGCCGATAGTAGCGGTCATCACGGAAGGCCATCAGTTGCTCTCCGTGGTCTAGCTCAACAGTCACTCGCCTTCTGCGCTTGAGAGTTGGGATTTGGTCCTTGATAATTTTCATTGCTGGCCCGCTTTGAGGTAGGTGTCGACGTCGGCGCGGCGGTACCGCACCGGGCTGCGCTTGCCTTCGCCGAGCTTGATCCAGGTGGGGCCGACGCGTTTCCCGCGCCAGGCTTCGAGGGTGTCGGTTTTGACTTGGAGCAGGTCGGCGACCTGCTGGGGTGTGAGCAGGTCTGACATCAGATTGGGCTTTCTTCTGTGCCGGCTGGCTCGGCTGCCTGCTCGGTGTATGCCGCGTCGATCACGCCATCCTCGTCGTGCGGCGGTGCTTCGTCGGCGACCTTCTGCAGGCGGCTTGCGCGCTTGGCTGGTGCTGGCGTATCGGTGGCTGTCTCGGGTGCGGCAGGGGCTGCCTGCTCTGGCGGCATGAACATCTCGTCGTCAGCGCGCAGGGCGTCGTCGAGGTCGGTGCTCATCGGTAGGCGCTTGGCGTGGCGTCGGACGACCGTCTTCTTCGCCATCTCAGAGAAGTCCGAAACCCAGGGGCCGGAGTTGCCCGATCGGCTGCGGGCCCGGATGGCGTTGACATCCTCGATGCTCATCACCTCGCGGGACTTCTCGCCGTCCTTCATGCTAACGATCGAGTAGACCGCGATGATCTTGCCGCGGTTGGAGAGCGCCGGCTTGTGGGTGATGTGTTCCTCGTCGCCCAGGCAGAAGTCGAAGTTGTCGTTTTCGTAGACCGCCTGGACGCTCCAGGTGCTGATCTCGCCGGAGTTGCGCACCATCTTCATGATGCCGGCGACCATCGGCATAAACTGTGCCTGGTCTTTGAAGGTGACGATTGCGCCTTCGCGGCCGTCGGGCAGCAGGCCCATCTGGCTGGCCTTCATGGCGCTGGCGAAGAGCGTGCGGCGGTCTGCGTTGAGCAGGGCTGGCGTCATCTGCAGGGCGGTCATGACGACCCGGACAAAGCGTTCGGGTTTGACGTGGGATGGAAGGGCTGCCGCAAATTGTGGCTGCATGGCCGTCAGTTGGTGACGTACCTGATCGATGACTGCGACTTGATTGGACATTAAATTTCCTTGGTGGTTGGTGAAAGGGTGAGCGCCAGCAGGTTGGCAATTTGGTCGGTGATTAGTTTTTCGCGCATGTGGTTTTCGGCGCGCACTGCCTGGAGCCGACTGTTCAGCGATGTGATCTGTAGGGCCGTTACTTCGGCGTCGTCGTCAAAGGTAATGGTTACGGTGGCCTTGCCGACCTTCACCCAGTCTTCGACGTTGTTCATGTCGGCGTTCGAGTAATGAAGCTCATTAACAACTTCGTCATTGGATCTGGCTTTAATGTCTGACAAGGGAGTCCATCTTGAGCCGGTGTACCAAACGCTGATGTCGCCTGTAATCGATTGTTGCGTCATAAAAATCCTTTAAGTGTTGAGAATACAGCAACAGTATAGCACTGTTTATTTCGGCTTGCGTGCGTTTATGCGAAGGTTTCGGAAGCCTTTGCGACCACCGTAAGTCTTTCCGATCATTTCGGCGGTGATCGTGGTCGGTGGCGTTTCTGCCTGGATGCCTGCGCTGATCGTCCAGCCTTCGAGCAGAACCTTCTCGGCGTCGCCGATTGCTTCGAGCAGCCTGGCCTTCGCGACTTCCTTGTCTTCGCTGGCGGCTGCCTCGGCTGCTGCTGCGCGTTTGTAATCAGACACCAGTGCTGTGATTTCCGCATCGGTACCGGCGTCGACCAGTTTGCCCGGCTTGGCGTATTGGTTCAGCCTGATCACCGCGTTGGCGTCGGCCGGCATGACCGGATCCGGTTCCTGTGCGGCGTCGACGCTGGCCCAGAACTCGGCGACCTTGGATCGGATCGCTGCGATCACCGCGTCGTCGCGTTCGCGCTCGATGACGAAGCCTTGATTGCCGCCTCGCAGTGCGCCGATGAATGCGCGCTTGAAGCCTGACACCGCCATCTGGTGCTGCACCTGCATCTCGATATGCTCGGGCGCTTCCATGCTGTCGTCGTCGTTGACCAGCCAGCCGTCCTTGAAGGCCATGAAGTCCACGTTCTTGATCTCCAGGTGGACGGGCTCGCCCAGGTTGGTGATCACGAAGTCGAACGATGAGCCGAGCCTGGCGTCTGGGTCGCGCATATAGTCTTTGAGCGGGCTGATGACCCAGCCGTTGTCCTTGGCGAGCTTGGCGGCGATGCCGGCCTCGAGCGCGTTACCCCACTCCATGCGCTCGTTGCTCACGAACTCGCGGGTGAGGTTCGCGCGCTTGGCGTGCCACAACTCGAAGCGCGTCATGTAGGGGCTCATGCCAAACAGCGCGGCCGACTCGGTGGAGGTGACGTCCTGCTTGCGGGCTTCGAGCCAGGCCTGCTCGGTGGTGTGCGGGATGATGGTGACTGCGGTCATGCTGTTGCTCCGGTTGCTTTGGTAATAGCTGCGCGGATGCGGTCAACGATGCCAAGCGGCACGTCGTATTCCGACCAGTATTCAGCCGACTCGCTTAGCTCTTGAATGACAGCCAGCAGATCCGGCGCGGCGGCGATTAGTCGGGAATCAGAAGCGCATCCTTTCTTGATGCCTTCCAGCTCGTAGCAAACATTTCCGTCATCATTCCAGGAGCAACGGCCAACTGTCCACGGCCCAGGTGTATGCGCGGCGTTCATGCTGTGATCCAGACAAGGAGGTTGAGAACTATTGCCGCCAGGGTGATGGCGTAGACGACGGTGAGCACGCGCTCGTAAGTGGTGAGCCGGCTCATTCCGTCACCCACACTTCGCCGAGGCCTTTGCAGACGCGGCAGCTCGTGCCTTCGTGCTGGCCTTCGCCGCTGCCGGAGCAGGCGTTGCAGATGACCTCGTGGGGCTCGTCGTCGTCTGACGTCTCGATGTCCAGGTCTTCGTCTTCGTCGTCTTCGTGGGTCATGACCAAGGGCATGAAGCCTGCCAGGGCGGCAGCCATGATGGGGTGTAGGTGGTTCATTGCTTCTCCAGAATCGCGCCGAGAAATTCTGCGCGTGAAGAAAGTATCAACGAGTGATGTGGTTTGCGCAATGGTTAATTCACGGCACAAACCCTTAGTTGCCGGTTTGCAACACTATGGGGTGACGCACAGGATTGGCTTTGCCCACTCGACCTCGGCGTCTTGAATCACGCCGATCGGGCTGACGAGGTTCCACAATCCTCGGCGGCTGCCTCGCGCGAGCTTGGCGACCTGGATCACGCCGTTGCGCAAACGAACTATTGAAAGGCGACCCACCGCGTCGGCTTGCACCGAGCCGTCCATGTTGACGTTGGCGAACAGCAGCCAGCCATCCATGTGGTCGAGCGCCGTGCCTGCCGTGCGGCACTGGATGGCAGTCAGTCTCTCGGGCGTGTCGCCGCCTGGGTGTGGCACCGTCAGGCCTTGCGGATCCGTGTGCACCTCGGCGCTGGCGTCCATGTAAGAGCAGACCAGCACCGACTTGCCGCCTGATGAGATCTGCACTCCGGCGTGGCGCATGACCTCGTCGGCGGGCACGCCAATCAGGCGGGCGATTCCTACAGCCTCAGCGATCTTCATTTCGCGCTTGCCGCGCAATGTGAGGGAGACGGCTGCCGGGTCGAGCCCGAGCTGTCGGGCCAGGCCGCGCTGCGACATGCGCTGGTCAGCGAGTCGGTCGCGAAACCACTTTGTGTCGACGGGCATTGGCGCTCCTGGGGCTGCGTCGGGTCTGGCCCTGTTATTACCGGAGCGTTGAGATAATTGCAATGATCGTGAGATTCCTGCATAATTGCGGAATTCTCAACAACAAGGGTTTTTATGACACCAGCAGACATCGTTATCTCCCGCTTTGAAGGCGTCCGGCCTTTGGCCCGGCTGCTTGGAAAGGATCCGAGCACGATCCACCGCTGGCGCATGCCGGCAGTAAAAGGAGGCTTGAATGGTCGCGTGCCATCAGCGGCGCAGGTGAGGCTTCTAAGCCTGGCGAAGGAGCGGGGGATCGCTCTCACGGCCGATGAGCTGATCAACGGTTCCTAAAAGTACAAACGATTAAAAAAGAGTCAACATGACCGCGCTCGAAAACGCACCAACTGTGAAGCCATCCACAATTTATCTGTCCGGCCCAATGACCGGAAAGCTGGCGTTCAACTATCCAGCCTTTAATGCCGAGGCCGCAAAGCTGCGTAAGCTTGGCCATTCTGTTTTCAATCCTGCCGAGAGCGACTTGCCGGAAGCTGCAACTTGGCAGGAGCACATGCGCGAAGACTTGCAGGCGCTGCTGGGTTGCGATCGGATCCACCTCCTGCCGGGCTTTGGTGCGTCCAAGGGCGCGATGCTGGAGCTGGTTGTGGCTCAGGCGCTGGGCATGAAGATCACCATTGCCAAGCCATGACCGACCCACAACTTCTGCGGCTGATCAGCTCTGCCCG